AGAGAGGATGTTTAATCCAGCAGATACCATTTGGTTACCTGAATCTAGATTTATATCATCGTATACAAAATCTTCTACTAAACACGGTAATGATTCTAGTTTACCAGCGTATCTAAAGAAACCATTTTCTGACATCCAGTATGCAGAACCATCAACTTCTACACATGCATTCTGTCCAACAAGTCCACAGTTAGTTCCAACTTGTGCAAACGCAAAGGTAAAAGGTTGACCAACAAAACGTTGTGTGAATAACGCTGTATCAGTCCAAACATAGATTGCATCTCTACCTCTGATTGCTCCTCTGATCTGTGATCCGTCAGCCAGTCTTTGTGTGCCTGCTGTATTAGTTGCTGTGGGTGTATAAGTATTTATATCTTCTTGGTCTGAAAATCTAACAAACATATCATCTTGTGTTGTGGGAGTTCCAATAGTTGTTTCTGTTCCAAAGAACACTAAGTGACGATCGGGTGTAGATACTAACATATGTCTCGATGCTGTTGGTGCACCAGTTATAATTGTTGCTCTATTATCTGTTGCATTTGTTGCTGCAGAGTTCCACTCGAATACAGCACTATCATGAATTAAACAAATAGCTTTGTCACCAAAATTATCTAGTGACCACATACCTGGTTCTAATACTAAGTCTCCTGATGCTGCTTCACCCCACGCTACAAAATTAGTTGTGCTAGTTACAGTTGCTCCACCGCTGTGTGCAGCTTTTGTTGTACCTCTAACTTCTCTAGTTACACCTGTAAGTTCGTTACCAGATATACCTGTGTAAGATATTTCTTCATTGTCTATTTTTATAAAGTTTGTACCACTATCTGGAAACTGTGATACATCACCTAATATGATTCCTGATGTGGCAGTATCAGTAATACCATTTGTTAATGTCGTTGTGGGTTCACCTGCAACTTCTCCACCCCAAGATCCTAACGACCAACCAAAACCTTTTGCCTGCACTGCTGGACCTACAGGATAGTAGTGTTGCACTCTAATACCACCAGATGTTGTAGCACCTGATCCTGATTCATTTGATGGCATTGTTATAGTAATGGTTGTGCTTGTTGGTACACTAGTTACCATAAATTTTTTATCGTTAAAATCTGCTGCTGCAAAATTAGAGTTAGTTATAGCTGAAAAACTATCTAATAATATTATGTCATTTTCGTTTATGCTATGAGATCCACTAAAAGTTATTGTAACAACAGCTGATCCGTTGGTCGTGGTAAATGCACTTGTAAGCGTATTTGTAGATTTAATTGGGTGTATGTCATAGAATACACCACCTGAGTATGCATATAAAATTCTGTTTGTTCCAATGATTGCATACTTTCTAGCTTTACTATTTACGAAATGATGAAGACCTCTGCCTGCACCAGTTAGTTTATCATCGCCAAGTTGTTTCCAGCCACCTATCTTTTCAGGTGTACCATATCTAAACCTAACATTATCACAGTCTATCCACTGTTGTTCTGCTCCAGTGGCTGTAACTTGTTTATTAATTCCAGGCTGAAAACCTATTTTTTGTAGCATATAACCTCATCATATCTTAAAAGGCCCAGCTTACAAATGAGTATCGCGTGCCTTTTGTTGTCTCTCTAACTTCATGCGGATACATAAAATTAGACGGAAATAACAGTATATCACCCGTTTTTAACTCAATTTTCTCTCCTCTGCAATAGAATTCAGAACCCTCATAGTCATCGTTTAGATTAGCTACAATGGATACTAAAGGCACTCCTTTCATTTGGCCATCAAATATACTGTGTATATGATCATAATGCTCTCTCATCATAGTTCCTACAGGATACCTATTAAAACGTATAGGACTAAATTTACTTAGCCATGGTCCTTGAGTCTTGTGCCCTGGTACACTATGCTTTTTTTGATATTCATCTAATGCTTTAACAAGATAAGGTGTTATCTTTGTTTGTTGTTCTTTTGTGCAGTTCATTACATCTAATTCTTTTGTTTGTTCAGATGATGACTCACCAGTAGCGTAATTGTTCCAAGTATGTTTTTGCCAAATACCTTTGTTACACTCATCTATTAACTGTTTACATACTTCCTTTGGTATGTGATTTTCTACATATATATAACTTTTAATTGTGCTCATTCATTAACCTCCTTATGTCTAAATGAGTTAGTGACTGTTCTGATCCTATAGCGTCAATACAAAATGTATTGAATGATACACTTATTCTATCTTCTTCACTCATGTTAATTGGCACGCTATGTTTCAATGAAGATGGAAATAATATTAATTCACCTGGTTTGCAAGGTAGTATAAAAGATTCTGAGTTTAAATAATTATATTCTATAGGATCTAGTTTCATGCCATCTTGTCTATCTTTAGCAAAAGATATAGGCGGTAGTTTTTCGTTTATTTGAAAATACATCACACCAGATATAATACTGTTAGGATGAACGTGTTCATGATGTTTAGAACCTTTTGGATTTCTATTAGCCCAACACTGTGTAATAACTAATCTTTGTTTTGTATTTAAAACATTTGTTGTAAATTTATCTACAGATTCTTTTAAAAAATTTTTTATATTTTTAAATTCTTCTTTACGTAACAAATAAGAATCATCAGACCTAAAGTTACCATTAGATTTCTGTTCACGGTAACTAATAGTTTTTAAATATGCCAACTCTTTATCAATGGGTTGTTTGTATGGCACTATCAATAATGGTGTTGGAAATAATTGTAACAATTCTTCTTTCATATATAGGATATTACATTATTCTAAGAACTCTGTAAACCCCCATGTGAGTCTGATCCTGTTGCAGGGTGTTCACGAGCTAGACTTAAATCCCCATAATCTGTGCCATTTCCTAAACTTGCAATTGTAACAAAATCAATTGATGCAGTTATTGACGGTGTTCTACCTGCAATAGCCATACCTCTAATATTATTACTTGTTCCAGAAGAGCCTGTCCTTGCAACTGATAAATCTCCAAAATCTGAGGCGTTACCTGTAGTATCAATAGTTATATAATCTATAGTAGCTGTTGCTGATGGTGTTGCTCCACCTAGAACAAGACCTCTTGTGGAACTAGCAGCACCTGAAGAATAACCTCTTGTGGTTGTACAGTCTCCAAAATCTTGTGCATTTCCAGTAGAGGCAATCGTTACATAATCTATAGCTACAACTGAGCCACTACCTAAGTAAGCACCACTAGCAAAAATTCCTCTAACTGGTGAACTTAATGCTGAAGCTGCATACATGGCTGTAGAAGTTGCATCTCCAAAATCTGTAGCATTTCCAGCAGTAGCAAGAGTAATGTAATCAATTGTGTTTACACCAGAGGGAGTTATACCACCTTTAAATAAACCTCGTGTAGTTGATCCAGCTTGACTTGATGCCATAGATTGTCTTGATACAGTAAGGTCACCAAAATCAGAAGAATTTCCAGAAGTAGAAAATAAAGTTTGTCCAATTGTGCCTGTAAGAGTTGGAGTGCTTCCACCTGCATACATAGCACTAATTTTAGAAGAGGCACCACTAACATATCTTGTAGCAGCGATCGTATCTCCAAAATCAGAGGCTGCCCCTGATGTTGGTATAAATATTACATCAATTCTATTTGATGTTGGAGTTGTTCCACACATCGCTAATGCTCTCCCTGATCCAGGCATATAGGTTACTGATGGACGTTGTAGTTCACCAATTTCTATACCACCATGACCATTTGAAGCTGATGCCGATAATCTATTTTGCGTGAGCATATCTCCAAAGTCAGCAGCATTTCCTGCTGTAGATATAGTAACAAAATCTATTATGTTATAAATATTAGGTTCATTTTCTCCACCTCCACATAAACCTCGTAAACTATTTCCAACTCCTGCAGTTCTTGTTCTTGATTGAGTTAAATCACCAAAATCAGTTGCGTTACCTGTAGAAGCTATCTCTACAAAATCTATTACGTTTGTTGTAGCATCTGGATTTCCTCCACCAAAGAAAACAGCTTTAGTAGAAGAAGCTGAAGCAGAACCAGATCCTCTAGCAACTGTTAAATTTCCAAAATCTGTAGCATTACCCGCTGTGGCCATAGTGACAAAATCTATTACATCTTGTGCAGATGGTGTTATTCCACCACCAAATAAAGCTCTTGTTGGAGAAGATGTTTCTCCTGTGGCTAACGAAGATCTTGCAACTGTAAGATCTCCAAAGTCTACAGCGTTGCCTAAACTATTTATGCTAACAACATCTATATTGTTTCCAAAACCAGGTGTCTCTCCCCCTGCTATTAATCCTCTAGTATTATTTGAACTAGCGCCCATTGCAGCCCTTGCAAGAGTCATGTCACCAAAATCAGCTGCATTACCTTTTGTTGCAAATTCTACATATTCTAAATTATTTGTTAAAGGTTCACCGCCTCCAAAAATGGCTCTTGTAAAATTACCAAACCCTGAGTGGTTTGACTCTGTTGCGTGTAAATCTCCAAAGTCCACAGTGTTACCTGCTGTTGCTGGTATTACTGATTGTATTGTAGCAATTTCACTGGGAGTTGATCCACCTGAAAATAAACCTAGCTGTCCTTTAGACCAAGCATTAGCTCTTTGTTTTTTATAAGATTCTCGTACGTCCCAAATTTTTCCTGAATTAGACATTATTGTAATCCTCCAATTCCATTACCCGTAGCATTAACTCTGCTTCTTGCAGTTGTCAAATCTCCAAAGTCAGCTGCATCACCAGTAGATGCAATAGTTATTACATCTATCACAGCAGTTTGTGATGGTGTTCCACCACCACCAAATATACATTTTGTATTATTTGTTACACCACCCATACCACCTTTAGCAGACACTAAGTTTCCAAAATCAGTAGTATCTCCTGTGGATGAAATAGTTACGTAACGAATATCATCATTGTAAGGACCAGGAGAATTTCCTTGTCCACCTGCCATCAAACCTCTAGTAGATGAACTAGCGGATACCACAAATTCTGCACTCTGTGTATAGTCTCCAAAATCTACAGCGTTGCCTTTACTTGCTATTGTTACATAATCAATTGTATTTTTTCTATCAGAGCTTCCACTCGTTCCTTCACCACCTACAAATAAACCTCTAGTTGGACTTGAGCAACCACCAACACCAAATCTTGCAACTGTTAAATCTCCAAAATCAGCACCAGTAGCTGTTGTTTTAAAATTAAAAAAACTAATTGCATTTGTTGCACTAGAGCCTGGATATCCACCCCCTAAAATTCCTCTTATTTTATCTTGTGCAGGACCTCTACCATATGCACTAATTTCTATATCAGTTGAACTTGCAGAGTTTCCTCTTGTTGCTAAATTAATTTTTTCTAATCCGTTAGTATCACTATCTCCAGCAGCGTAATAAGCTGATACTCCATCACAAAGTGCTGATCCTGCCTGTGCTGCAGCAACTAAATCTCCATAATCAGTTGCATTACTACTTACTGATATATTAACAAAATCCATCACATTTGAATTTGATGGCGTACTACCACCCATAAAAAGTCCTATGTCACCACTTCCTGCAGCTGGAATATTATCTGGTATATTAATGTAACCTCCCATTCCACTGTGTTGAGTGCAATAAGTATATAAGACAAAAGGTGTTGAACTTGTTACTTCTATTTTTGTAAAAGCTGTTGCAGAACCTGGTGTACCAGATGTGGTCACTCCAGTGGTATACTCACTTCCTCCCCCATGCGAACCATCTGATGTTGTAGAAAATCTTAATGGGTGTCCACCGTTAGTGCTATCGTCTTGGTTAAACTCATACGTGCAACCAGGATTTAAAGTTATGTACGGCACAAGTATACCATCATAATAATATTTATTTCCAGAACCTGGATTAACTACAGTTATGTTTATTTTAAATGTTGTTGACCTAGCCACCGACTAATCCTCCATGTCCATTTCCTGTTGAACCAAAATCCATCTTAACAGATATTAAATCACCATAGTCTGTTGCATCTCCAGTTGATGCTATAGTAATAAAATCAATATTATTAACTACAGTAGGTGTTCTACCACCACAACTTAAACCTCTAACAGAATTACTATTTCCTAAATTTTTTGACCTAGCTGCAGTAAGATCGCCAAAGTCTGTTGCATTGCCAATTGTTGCAATTGTAAAATAATCAATTGTATTTACATCTGCTGGTGTAGAATTTTCACCACCCATAACACATGCTCTCACTGATGATGAAACACCTCCTGCAGTTTGTCTTGCAACAGTTAAATCACCAAAATCTGTTTCATTACCAGTTGTAGAAAAAGTTATGTATCCTGTTACATTAGTGTATGGAGAGCCACTTGGATCTCTTCCTCCTGCTCTTAATCCTCTTGTATTACTGTTTAAACCACTTGTACCTCCTTGATAAGCAGTTAGGGCATCTCCAAAATCTGCTGCATTACCAAGAGTAGAAATAGTTATATAGTCTATAGTGTTTTTAAAAGATGGATCTTTACCACCAAAAAATACACCTCTAGTATTATTATTTTTACCACCAAGCACTCTTCTTGCTACGGTTAAATCTCCAAAATCTGCCCCATTACCTTTTGTTGCAAATTCTATATATTCTATACTATTTACTACTGATGGGTTAAGACCTATTGCTTGTGCACCTCTTGTTTTACTTCCAACTGCAGCGCCTTGTGAAGATGTTTGACTTAAATTACCAAAACTTTGTTGATTTCCAGTTGTTGATATTGTTAAAAAACCTATGTCTTGTGTTGCTGACGGTGTGCTTCCTGCAAACTGTACTCCTAAATCCCCACCAGCATCATTAAATACTTCTGGTCTTGTTCCTTGATACCCGTCGTTTAATCCACCGTGTGCTTGTGATCCACCCATCTGTCTATTTACATTAGTTGTTAAATCTCCAAAATCAGTTGCTGTTCCTCCAACATTAATTAAAACAAAATCTATAACATTAGAAGCTGTTGAATCATTACCGCCACCAAATATAGCTCTATGAGAATTTGACATTCCAGAAACATTTGCACGAGATACAGACAAATCACCATAATCTACTGCATTACCTTCAGAGGCTATTACAACCTTATCCATGTTGTGTGCAGAACCTTGACCCCATATACCTATAGTGCTACTAGCAGCTCCACACCCTGCCCTAACATCTGAGTTAGCTGTTAAATTTCCAAAGTCAGTTGCATTACCTGTAGTAGTTATAGTTACGAAATCTATAACATTAGTTGCGGGTTGTCCTCCAGCAAAAAGTCCTCTAGTTGGGCTAGACAAACCAGAGAGACTATCTCTTGCCACAGTTAAATCTCCAAAATCTGTTTGATTTCCTGTAGATGCAATTGTTACATAGTTGATAATATTTATATCAGCAGGAGCATCACCACCTGCAGTTAAACCTCTTGTGCTATTGGCACAACTACCAATCATCCTTTGAGCACTTATTAAATCTCCAAAATCTGCAGCATTTCCTTGAGTAGCATATTCAATATAACAAACAACATTCGAAGTGCTTGGGTTTTCACCACCAGCAGCTAAGCCTCTATTAAAAGAGGAAAAAAATGTAGCTAATTTTTTACTTTCAGTTAAGTCACCAAAGTCTGATGCATTACCAGTCGAACCCATATTAATTTGTTGTATGGTGCTTATAGGTGTATTGTTGTCAGCTGTTCCACCAGCTATGATACCTTTTGCTCCTGCATTACGCCAATACCCGCCCATTACCGCGTCATAGACTTCACGCAGGTTCCAAACTCCTGAACAATTATCAAGTTGCGGGTAGTTAGCCATTTACTAACCTATTTTTTTAGACCAGATATGTGTAGCTGCTGCAGTTTGATCGAATGGTGTTTCATTTCCTTCATTGTCTGTATCAGTCCAAGAAGATGTATAACTATCTAAATAAGTTTTTACATCTGCTTCACTTGCAAGTTCACCAAGTCCAATTTCACTTGAACCATTCGTTGTTGCACCGATCATAACTTCTTCAGAATTAGGATAATATCCACCGTCATCTATCCACGTTGGAATTGTTCCGCCTTCTAATTTATATTTAACTATCTTATTTGCCATTTGGTTTCTCCTTATTATCTATT